ACCTCGTTGACAAGAACGCTACACAAGCCGCTATCAGAGCAGGATACAGCAGGAGGACGGCTAACAGGATCGCGACTGTTTTACTGTCAAATGCAGTCATAAGGCCTGCAATCGACGCTGAAATTGAGAAACAGAAAGCCAGAATTACCTTTACAGCCGATCAAGTTCTCGAAGAACTGGCCCGGATAGGTTTTACCGACATGAGTGATTTTGTCGAAATAGACGAGGGTGGAGCGATAAGAGCATTTCCATTGGACGCATTACCTGAAGGCAAAAGCCGGATCATCAAGAAGGTTAAGGAAAAGAGGGTTATAAAAAGCACGGCCGAGGGCGACCAGGTGCTTGATTCCACCTATGAGTTTGAATTATGCGATAAGGTGAAAGCCCTGGAACTGTTGGCGCGACACCTGGGCTTGCTGAACGACAAGTTGGGGCTTGGCGGAGTGGGCAAGGATGGAAAGATAACGGAGATCCCGTTGAGGTTTTTGGGGCCTGACCCTCAGTTGCCAGCGGAATAGGTCATTATCAATAAGCTCGTCTCCTGCCCGTGGCGCCATGGCATTTTGTGTAATGATTACAGAGATAACCAAAAAGGGGTAATTTAAGGATTTACTATCAATAAGGGGGAAAGATGACACAAGAACAAATGAAAAAAGCGGTTGCCTTAACGGCGTATAGGGACGCGGTAGAGGCTGAGCTGTGCCGTTGGACCAACAGCGCGAGGGATGGGATTATATCCCCATTGACTTTTAGGATGGGGGGATCCATGGATTATATGAGCAAGGAGGCGTTTGAACAATTTCGCTCCGCCAGCATACTACACCTGCGGGCGATAATGTGCGACCTCGATGCCGACTTCGCCACCCTATAAGGAGCACCTTCTGGTGGATGCAGTTGAGTTCCCAACTAAACTAAAGTTCTTGTTTCAGCCGGCACCCTATAAAGTGCTCTACGGGGGTCGGTATGGTTTTAAATCTTGGTCCGTTGCGCGAGCCCTCCTCCTCCTGGGGATCAACAAGCCCCTGCGCATCCTTTGCGCTCGCGAGGTGCAGTTGTCAATCAAGGCCTCCGTACACCAAGTCTTAGAGGATCAGATACAGCGGATGGGGATAGGATCACATTACGAGGTCTTAGAGTCCGAGATCAGGGGGAACGGTACGAAGTTCATCTTCACGGGCCTCGCGACTCATACCGTGGAAACAATAAAATCCTACGAAAACATAGACATATGCTGGGTAGAGGAAGGGCAGACGATCACCGCCCGGAGCTGGGAGATACTTGACCCTACTATCCGCAAGGAGGGTAGTGAGATATGGTGCACGTTCAATCCGTCGTTGGAGTCAGATCCCACCTATCAGATGTTTGTTGTGCATCCGCCGCCCGGCGCCGTGGTGGTCAAAACCTCCTGGCGGGACGCCCCTCCTGGCTGGTACACGGATATCATTAATAGTAAGCGCCTGCACTTCAAAAAAACTAATCCTGATGACTACCCTAATGTTTACGAGGGTGAGCTTCGTCCCGCAGTCGAAGGCGCAATCTTTTACCGGGAGGTCATGTCGATGGAGCAGGGTGGGCGGATCGGCAACGTGCCCTATGACCCCATGCTCCGGGCTCATGTTATCATTGACTTGGGGTTTAATGATGAGATGGCGATTGCCGTCATCCAAAAGTTGACCTCCGAGATCAGGATCATCCATTACATAGAGGATACGCAACGGACGCTGGACGACTATTCGACCGAGCTAAAAGCGCTCCGCTATAACTGGGGTAAGGTATGGCTGCCGTATGCAGATGGTTTTAGCCGAGACTACAAAACCGGTAAGGGCGCGGATCAAATACTACGGGCGCTGGGCTGGCAGGTAGCCCGTAAGGAGCAGGTAGCCGACCTGGACGTGGAGACTGGGATTAAGATCACCCGTATGGTCTTCCCACGGTTTTATGTGGACAAAACGCACTGCTCACGGTTAATTGAGGTGTGGAAGCGATACAAACGTCACGTCAACCAACATACCGGCGAGGCAGGTACGCCTGTAAAAGATTCAGCTAGTCACGGGGGAGACTGTACACGCTATATAGCTATAAACATTGACAATATGTCCAACGAGCTGGATCGCAAGCCTCGGCCTCGAGGGGTAGGCTATGATATGTTGGACGAGGCGGTAGGGTACTAATGAAGGCAAGGAGGCGGATAGGTGGCCTCGTTATCAATAAGGTTGTATCCTGCCCGTGGGGAGATGGCATTAAGTGGAATGATTCCGGGGATGTTAAAAAAGGGGCATTTTTGTAAAATCCTATCAATAAGGGGGTATAAAATGGGTAAATGGACAAGTATATTTCTGTTGGTGTTGTTTCCTGCTGCTATATGTGTAGCAGGATCAGGTGATGACCGCCCAGGAAGCAATGGCGGGGCGATATACGACAGCCAGGGCAACTATCACGGGCGACTAAGCGATAATCCTCATAATCCTGATTCAACGTCTAATCCGCATAGCCGGTACGGGAGCCCGCACTCTTCCGAGTCAATCAACAATCCGCACGGCATTGGCAGCCCTCATAATGTCGATAGCCCTAACAATCCGCACGGGGGAGGACTGAGAATTGAAAGCGACCAATAAAGTAGGCCCTCAAGAGCGTTTAGCATTAGCGCTAATTGGGCAAACCGCAGCCCGCATGTGGTTACACGAGGCATTGTGGCACGGGGGGAACGATGTAGAAGACTGTAAACGTTTATGCGAAGAAAGCGACCAGACCATTCTCAATATTATGAGTAAAATAAAAGGTAAGTCACTATGGAAATAAATAACTTCTTGGGTTCGCCGGCAATAACGGCGAAAATGCGACGTGATTATTATAATGGGACTGTCTCCAGCCCGGATAAGAGGTATGAGACCCCGGAGGGTGACGCCGGCGAGATAGACAAAGATCGGGTGCGGCTGTTAGATGCTTGTGACCGGTTGGCCGCCGCACTGCTTGAAAAGCGCAACATTGCCGTTACTGCGCGTGCCTCCTGCGGGATTGAACAGATATGGCGTGCTGATGAATTGGCGTTTGAGGGGATGGACGAGATCAGTATGCAGTCGCGGATGATTGATTACGTGACAGACCAGGCGCCACAGCGAAGTGATGGCACGGGCCCCCAGCGCTCCCATGTCGTCATAAATATAATCCGGCCAAAATGCGAAACAGCGGAAGGCCGATTCGCTGACATTCAACTGCCTACGGACGATAAAAACTGGGGGATGAAAGCCACCCCGGTGCCGGAGTTATCAAAACACCTCAAGGACGATACCCCCATAAAACTCAAAGGGCAGGAAGAACCATTGACCGACACGGATGGGCAGCCTTTGACCATAAGCGATATTGTGCGTTCGGACATTGAGACAGCCAAAGACAAAATGGCAGATATGGAACGTGAGATTGACGATCAGCTCAATGAGTGTAATTTCAATTCAGAGTGCCGGAAAGCCATTTGTAACGCCGTCCGCTTAGGGACGGGCATACTGAAAGGGCCCGTTGTTGTCAAGGACCTTAAAAAGACATGGGAGAAGATTGAAGGCGCCAACGAGAAAGTGGTTCGTGTTTTGAAGGTTAAGGAAGATTTCAGACCGTCCTCTAAGTCTGTTGACCCTTGGGACGTTTTCCCGGATCCCGAATGCCGGGAAGACATAAAAAGGGCGGCGTACATTTGGGAGCGGGAGACGATCTTGCCACGCGAGTTGCGCGATTTGGTAGGCATTGAAGGTTATTTATCCGATCAGATAGAGTTGGTATTGATCGAGCAACCGACAAAGTTAAGTGTAGCTACTCCGAAAGAGAATCAATTCCTGATAAAATACAATACCATTGCGCAAGGGAATGCGTATGAAAAATGGGAATATAATGGTGAATTGAATAAGACTGACCTGGAGGCGCTGGGATGTGATTGTTCACGCTCGCCGTTTCAATCGGTAAGTGCAAACGTGGTAATGGTCAATGACCATCCGATTAAGGTTCAACTAAATCCGATGGATACCGGCGACTTGCCATATGATTTTTTCCAGTGGACTACGCGGTCGGGTATCCCCTGGGGCATGGGTGTGACGAGAATGTTAATGTGGCCGCAACGAGTGATAATTGGCGCGTGGCGCATGATAATGGACAATGGCCGTGATTCAGCCGGGTCAAATTTAGTCATAGGACATAACATTGAACCGTATGATAAAAAGTGGAATATTACTGGTAAAAAGCTGTGGTGTGCGACTGAGGATGGCATAGACGTGACAAAGGAGTTTACACAGGTGCAACTCAAGAATAATCAGGCAGAATATCAAGCGATTATCGAATTAGCGCTTCGATTCGCCGATATAGAAAGCACCCTGCCTATGCTATTTACCGGAGAGAAGGGAGAGTTGCCGGAAACACTGGGGGCGACAAATGTAATGGTTGATTCAGCCAACGTTGCCTTGCGCAGCCGTGTTAAACTATGGGATGATGCCATAACGAGGCCACACATAACCAGATATTATAATTGGAACATGCAGTATAGCGAGAAGGAAGAAATCAAGGGTGATTACAAGGTCGATGCTCGCGGCACGTCGGTATTGCTGGAGCGTGACCAGCAAGGGCAAACCATTGAAGAGATTATGGGATTGCGAGGCGATCCGGAGTTAGGCGACATGATCGACTGGCAACGGATAATCACGCAGTTTTTTGCTTCCCGGAAGCTGGACGTAATGTTGCCCGATGAGAAGATTGAGGAGAACAAGAAGAAGCGATCCGAACAGCCGCCCGTTACTGACCCGGCGATGGAAGTGGCAAGGTTGAGAGCGGAGGGCGAGTTACAAAAAGCTCAACTGGTTCAGCAGGCAAATATGGCAGAACTTCAGTTCAAAGCGGAACAAGCCAGACTTGAACACGAGCACGAAATACAGTTGAAGCTTATGGACAGGGACATTAAAGCGATGGAATTGTCAGCTACTTCAGGTATTGCACTTGATAAAATCAAGGCAGAGCTGGCGGTTGTATCGCAGAAATTAAGGACGCAGGTATCGTTGGCGACGGCGAAGAATATTCAGCCGGCAGAAAGCGTCGCTGAACCGCTCTCGGAGCCGCCACAACGTGCTAAACCGGGTCATGCTTTCCAAGATTGACATAGACAACGGATAAGGCAATGAAGCTTACCCTCAAAGACTTATATTTTATAGTTACTGGCTTTAAAGGTACCCCCGAGTATATTAACAATTCCTTTCGGCAGTGGCTCTTAAGAACTCTCTCGTCCGAAAAGTATCTTGCATATCAAGGGCGAGTAGATACAATATTCGGCAGATATTTTGATCATTTGACCCGCAAGGCCATTGCTATTAAATTGGGGAAAAGCACTGATCGGATCAGACAATATGATTTGAAGGCATTGCGTATGCTAATGGAAGACTGGGCTGCCCTGACAGGAATGCATATAAGGGAGGGGGGAGACCGAAGAGGAAAGGGGACGCGGGAAAAGGCAATAGATCGACGAAACCCACTGTCCGACCGCAAGGAATTGTAAATAAATGGCAACTCAAAATTATGGGACAGTGCCCAGCAGGAATACCTCGACGAATGCGCCGTCGCCCAAAAAGAAACCCAAAAAACCAGGACGCGGCAGGGTGTGAACCAGGGGAAGCAAGTAAGTGGCTAATAATCGGATGTGGTTAAAATGTGATAGATGTGGCAATGGATCGCCCGTTATAGCCAAGTATTATCCACATACTCAATGGACGGCAGAAGATAAAAGCGGGGCATTGACGGAATGGTTCCAGCAACACCACCATGATGATTTCACTCCGTCAGGGCCAAGACATTTTTCGTTGCAATGGGAAGAAGGGGCTAAAAAATGTTATTTAAACCAGGAAACTTCTACTGAGGTTCCCGTATGATATTTGAACCAGGCAAATTCTACTCGCACGAAGCAGGTCGCCAAATTGCCATACTTGGCGAGGTCGAATCGTATAGGTGGGGGAAAATGCTGGTTATTGAGGAGGCCGATAAGACGGGGCATAGTATAAGTTGTTCGGAGGTCGGTCAAGAAGCCAACGATAATAACTGGGTTGAGATCGGGAGGGGGGAATGGTTGAGAAACTTCCCGCGCAAGTTAATATAAAAGTCTTCATTATAAGGCGGGGGTGGGTTGATAAATGGGAAGGAGGAGATGATCTAATGTGGCCATTTAAAGAGGATAAAGAGGACGCGGAGTACGAAATCGAAAAGAAAGAGATACGGGAAGCTTTTATTAATTACCGGAATATTATGCACTCCAAAAACATATGTCTCTCTTGTCTTTACAGAGGACGCGTAGCAGAAGGCAGACCTGAGTTAAGCGCGGTGCGAAATCCAGCGATCTCATCAAATCTAATTGTTAAAAGAGAGCGCTTTATTTGTACAGCAAGGGAGTCGCTGGATAAATATGCCAATAGTGACGGCAATCCTATTATTATGGAATGTCCCTTTTATAAAAGTAATTAGCACATGAGGAACAGATTATGAGCCTAATATCATGGTTGTTTGGCGATAGGTGGACAACGCCGCTGCCGGGGCAGCATGGAACGGTAACCGTGGAAGACTGGGAACAAGCAAAAAAAGAATTTCCTGAATGGGCGCACTCCATTAAAGCGCCGCTGCCGGGGCAGCACGGAACGGTAACCGTGGAGGAAATTAATATAAGTTCGCCTACGTGGGGCTATATAAGCGCCTGGGCGCAGGAAGAACTGGCCAAGCTCAGAAACAGCAATGATATTATTTCAAAGGGCGAGATACCAACGGCGGCCGTGCGCGGAGAAATCCGGTGTTTGAAGAAGTTATTGGCGCTACCCGATTTGTCCACTAAACTGGCACAGCGTAAATCGCTGCAAAAGGGTATCCTGGAAGATGACGACGGCAATGAATGGTAAAGAAGAAAA